ATCATCCTCAACCACGGCGCCGGCTACTCGCCTGACTCTCTGGTGGGTACCAACGGCCTGACCGAGATCAAAACCAAACTTCCGAAATTTCAGGTCGAAGTGATCCTCTCCGGCGAGATCCCCAAAGAACACGTCGCCCAGTGCCAGGGCGGCCTGTGGATTTCGGAGCGCGAGTGGATCGACTTCGTTTGCTACTGGCCTGGCATGCCGCTGTTCATCAAGCGCGCCTACCGGGATGAGGCTCTGATCCGCAAGCTGACGGAGCGGGTCAAAACCTTCTACGAAATCTTGGACGACCGGATGAATCGGGTCTTGGGGATAGCAGCATGATCAGCAATCACCTCAGCCTGGTAGAACAGCACCGCCAGCACACCGACTCAATATCGGAACGCACTGCGCAGTTCCTGGCCTCGGGCGGCGCCATCGCCCAGTTGCCAAGCCCGCCGCGCAACCCGCTGCCGCCGAAGCGCTCTGCCAAGATCGATCCCGAAACCATCCTAAAGCGCCGCAAGCCGACTATCACAGCGGCAGAACGTAAGGCGCTGCGCAAACTCGCGGAGGCATTATGAAAAAACGCAAGCCGCATAACCTGCAGGCGCGCATCGCCCGGTCGTGCCGCTCACTGCTGGCCTCCAACCACGTCGCGGTGGTCAACATCGACCCCAGTGGCCGCCAGGGCATGATCAATTACAAGTCGCTGAAGAACATCGCGCCCGGGAAGATCGGTCAGGCCGTCTGCGGTATCCCCCACCGCTGGACGATCTACCTCAGCGCCCTTTGCATCGACGCCCGCGGCGACCGGTACAGCAAGTCGGTGGAGGTAGCGCCCGATGGCGTCTACCTCTCCGACCACCTGGAAGACGTGATCGAGCATTGCTACAAGAAGCTGCGAGACGAGGCCAACCAAAGCCAGATGGTGGCCTCGGGCTGGATCGCCATTCCCGACAACCTGTCGCTGGACGAGGAACACGCCGCGAGGATATTCGAAGCCGTCGGCGCCTGGCGCCAGGTCAAGGTCGATTCATGCGCCGCATAACCCGCACCCAACAACGCAAACGTCAAACCTGGCTCGCACTGCCGGCCAGCAGAATAGAAGAGGTAGGCCATGGCGAAATCACCGCAGGAGCGCTCGGCCAAAACTGCCAGGAAGCGCGTGGCGAATGCCGAAGAGGAATTGAGGCTCAGGATTCGCCCAGGCACACGACAGGCGCTGGCAGACCTGATGGAGTGGTCAGGCATTACTGAACAGGGTGAGGCGATGACGCTGATGATTCATCACCTGCATGCGCTGGGCTCGAAAGCCACATTCCTGCTTGATCCGCCGCGCCACGAATTCCAGATATCCGAAAACGTGGCGCGGGAATTCCGCAATAAAAGCCTGCTCGCCATCCAGAAAGACCCGGGCGACGAGATCATCGAACCCGCATAACCCACCCTACTCGCTGCATCCGGTAAGCCGGAGGGCGGCGCCTGCATTGGAGAACACCATGCAAATTCAACGTGAAGGCTGCGTCACCTTTGGCGAGGCCCGCCTGGCTGTGTGGGAAGAAGGCATTCCCCGCGAGTGGGACGCCAAGGCCATCTGGGAGCGCAAGTTCAAGCGCGAAGTGTTCAAGCGGATCATTCAAACGCTCAATCGTATCGGATGGACCGTCGGCGAGCAGACCCACATCTTCACTGGCAACAATTCACGCCATTGCGTGAAAGGCGATCTGCAAGCTGACCTCAAGATCTGCGGGCGCAGCATTGAACTGGAGTTCTTCCAGGCCGTGAACACGCCGGATCGCGCTGATCATAGCGGGCGGTACCAAAGCGACAAAGAAAAGCACATGCCGTACCTGGCTCGCCTGGAAATGCAGCGTACCCGCACGCGCATTCGTGACTATCTGTGCAACGTCTTCACGGGCTACACGTTCAAGGCGTCAGATCGGAAGTGCGGTTTAGGCGGCATGACCAACATCGAGTGGATCAATGCCGACTATGTAAGCAAGCGCCGCTTCGGTCCGCCAGACATTCCCGCTGCCGATTACAACTCGGTATCAGGCGACAAGAAAACCATTCAGCATGGCTCGAAGGTTTGGACGACTGACCGCAAAGGCCGCTGGTACCAGGGCACCGCGTTCGTGAACATCAACAACATATGGTGGGTGGCTTACGGCAAATACGGATACACCAATAAGGCGTGCTTTGAGCTCTTTGTTGACCGGCCGGCGGACATCAGGACCAAGAAAAACGAGCGGGCCCGCCGCCAGCGCTTGGAAGACATGATCGCCAGAGCAGTGGCCGGGATGAACTATCAGCGGGCCGAGGTTCTGCGCAAGGTTCTTTTTCCTGAGCCTGAGCCGCTGTTCATGATTCTTAACGTGAAAGACGGGGTGTATTTCCGGCCCAACTACAGCGGATACACCAGTGACACGATCAGGGCTGGCAAGTACACCCGTGCGGAGCTGAAACCTTATCTGGGTGACGCTGACGAAAAAGACGACCTGAAGGCCGTACCGATTTCTCAAGCTGCTTGATCCGGCTCCATGCCGGTCACCCGTAATAACCCAATCCACCGCCCGGGCATGGCCCGGCAAGGACTCCCCATGCCTACAGAAAACAAACTTGCCGCACCTGAGTTTGATCTAAGCGATGCAGATGGCGGGCGCGGCTACATCGCCCACTTGTTCAAAACCGTACTCAGGCGCCACGACTATCGCCAGTACATTACTGAACGGCTGGCCGGCGACTTCGCTTGCACCCTGGCTCAGCACTTCGAGGACATCAAGGCGCGCGAGACGGCCCTACAACAGCTCCTGACCGCAGCGGATGAGCGGGAGGATGTTCTGAAGGCCGAGAACAAGCGGCTTGATCTGATGGTCTCCCAGGCGGATTACAACTACGACTTGGACCGGATGCAATTTAAGTCTCGCATTGATGTGCTGGAAAAGGTTCTGCGTAAAGTCAGACAAAGCTGTCATCCAAAGCATATTGCGCTGATAGACGCCGCACTAAAGCCAGCACAGGAGAAGCCAGAGTGAGAAAGCTCCTGTTCGGCGTTTCCATCAATGATGCCGAATATACGGTTCGAGTGAAGGAAACCGTTGGCTACGTTGATGGAAAGCAAATACAGAAAACCGTCTGGATGTGCCCTTTCTACGCAGCTTGGTGCGACATGCTTAGGCGATGCTACAGCGAAAGCCTGAAGTCGGATTACCCGACTTATAGGGATGCATCGGTCTGCGAGGAATGGTTGAGGCTGTCAACCTTCAAGGCATGGATGGAAGCTCAGGAATGGGAGGGTCGGCAGCTCGACAAAGACCTGATCTTACCGGGGAATAAATTGTACAGCCCGGCAACATGTGTCTTTGTAAGTCGGCAAGTCAATATGTTCATGACTGAGCGCCAATCCCATAAGAGCGAGCTGCCAATAGGCGTGAGGCGATACAAAAACTCAGACAGATACCAGGCACGCTGCAAGAGCCTTGGTCGTGGCTCAGTCCATTTGGGCATGTTCGATAGCCCCGAAAGCGCTCACAAAGCTTACTGGGAATACAAATGCGGGCTTGCAGAAGACCTTGCATTAGCCCAAACGAATCCTGCTATAGCCGATGCCCTTCGACGACGTTACGACCCCGATAAGCTAGAGGCCAAGCCATGACCCAACTCCCCGCCTACTGCTGGTGCCTGCTGGCACTGGCACAACTGATTTGATGAGGTATTTATGAGCATCGTCCGTGAAAACCTGATGACTCGACCGGGATACTCGCCATATTGCGGTGGAGCCATCGACAACAAGTCTTGCAGCATGCCTAGAACGGCGTGGACCGGTGAGCAATTCAAGTGCCGCGAGTGCGGCTGGGTGTCGGCATTCCCTGCTGACTTTATCGCTGAGTACAAAGCCAAGTGGGGAAAGCCATGACCACCAACCAAACGATTGACGGCGTGCCGCGTGAACGCCTTGAAGATGCTGCTCGGGCTGCACGAATCGCGGGCTATACCGGATTAGCAGAAGAGCTGCGCGCCCTGCTTGACTCCTCAATCACCGATAACGGCGATAAGCCGGATGAAGAACGATCCGAGGTGCTAAAGGATATGCTTAATTTTTTTGAAGCTGCTCATGCTAGATGGATTTCCGGGGGTAATTCCAATTTTTGCTTGGCGGCTCTTGAGGAAATGTATGATGCTGGCTACCGCAAGAAGCTCGCCGCACAGCCCCAGGGCGAGCCGGTGGCGTGGATGTCCCGCTGTCTCGCTACCGGGCAGTGCGAGCAGGTTTCAGGGCCCGAGGAAGTAAACAACCTCGAATACTGGTCACCCGCGTTTCCGGTATACGCCGAGCAGCCCGTGCCGGTAGCGGTTCCGCGATTGGAAATGGCGCACGTCGTTCGGGCGCACATGGAAATCCCAGGTTGTCCAGTGCTTACCAGCAACCAATGCCACGCGCTCGCAATGAAGCTGAACGAAAGCCTAAAGCCCTCTCTGTAACCCCTCCCCCTTCAAAGTCAGCCGCTATAGCGGCAAGGACGAGCTCGACCATGGAAAAGATAAAACTCGGCCCGGACCATTATCGCTACGTCGACGAGCTCGACCCGAAAGGCCTGGAAGTCACCTGCAAAAAGTACGTGGTTATCGGCGAAACCGATCATTGCTGGTACATCGTGAGCGAATTCCACAACAACCTCTTCGGTGGCTCGCAGCGTGAATCCCTGCTGAAGCAGTACCGCAAGCGTGTGCTGAAGGATGGTGGCGAGTACGGCCGGCGATTCGCCTACACCGATAAAGCCCTGGCGCTGCGCTCGTACAAGCAGCGCAAGTCCTGGCAGATGCGCCACGCCCAACTGTCGCTCGAGCGCGCCAAAGCGGCTATAGGTTATTTCGGTGATATTCGAGTTGAAAACTCGATTCCTGCAGATCGGCTAGTTGTGCCTTGCGAGTACATCCAGGAAATGAATTGGAGCGAATGCTGATGAACGACTACACCGAGTTGAAGCGGCTAGCCGAGGCCGCCAAGAACGACTGCGGCGACTATGTCGCCCTTAATGATTACGGAATGGCCGTGCCGCCTGCCGTGGTGCTTGATCTGATCGCTGACCTGGAGCGCAACCAGCGCATGCTGCTCGCCGCGGCAATGGACATGGGCGCTATCGGCAATGCGCTCAACGCCGACATGAGCGCCGACGGCTATGAACTGCTGGGCATGGTTGTTGAGCTCAAGGCCGAGCGAGACCGACTGAAAGCGCAATCGGCAAACGCATGGCGCGTAATTGATCGCAAAGGCAAGCGCTTCACCATCTACCACCAGGGACTGGCCGAAGCCGTTGCTGATCTCGGGCTTACCGTTACGCCGATGTGTGACGTTCCGCCTGCTGGATGGGAATGCAGCCGCGACAAAGGACATGCAGGGCCATGCGCGGCCTCAGAGGTGACGCCATGATCGCCACCCTCTGGTTCGCCTACGTCTTCATCTATCGAGGGCCCAGGCCATGACAGATCACGAGCTGTTAAAGCTGTCAGCCAAGGCCATGGGCTTCGAGCTGGAGTATCGGCGCGGAAGCGATGCCTTCTACTACGACGATCCGGAATCCGGCCGGGAGCAATGGCAGCCACTCAGCGACGACGTCCAGGCCCTGCGCCTGGCGGTAAATCTTCAGCTCAGCGTCCTTTGGTTCACCAACCTGCAATACGTGATGGTCGAGCGACGCGGCTTCGGCGAGAACATCGGCTGGACCGACGACGCGGATAGAGGTGGCGCTCTCCGCCAGGCACTCACCGTCGTAGCAGCACAAATCGGCAGCACGCTTCCCTAAACCCAATCCCCCTACATGCCTGCCGGTGAGCGGCGGGCGAGGTATTCCTATGTCAGCAGTTCAGCGTTTCCACGAAGCAGCCAACGACGCCCTGGTCAAACTCAGCGGGTACTGCCTGCCGGGCGCCAAGCTGGCCCTGGTCATTGTCACCCCAGGCGAGCCAGAGCGGGACATCGTCCTTGAAGATCGGGGGCTAGATAAAAACGAGGTGGTCAGCGCCCTGCGCCGGCGCGGCCTGAGCATCGACGGCGACAACGCCTACAAGCGCGATCTGTGCGACTCGATTTTCGGGGCCCTGGCCTTCGGCGCCCAGAATACCAACCCGCCGCCGGCGAATCACTGGGGGCAGCGCTTCTGGGACATCGGCCGGGAGGAGCGTGCGATGCAGGAAGAGCTGCTCGAAAGCCTATCCAACTTGGTCGGCCTGGCGAAACTCGGCGCCGCCAGGCTCGACAAGTACCACGCGGCCCTTGCCCACGCCGAAGCGGTAATCGCCAAAGCCACCCGCTAACCCACCTTCTGCCGCCCAGCGCGGCAAGGACACCCCATGTTCGCAACGAAACTCACCCTGATCCTGCTGGGCGCTTTGCTGTACCTGGCCGGCACCGGCTACTGGCTCNCCTGGCTCGGGCCCGACCTGCTCAGCACCGGCACCACCGAGGCGCTACTCGGCGCATTCGCCGGCACCTGTGCCTGGATGCTGATCACCTTCGGCCTGGTCATCCACATCATCAAGACAGCGCGGCCCACAGTGGGCGGGAGGTAAGTATGGCAAATCGAAGCGCGGCCCAGGCCGCCCCCATACTCCCGCGCTTCATTCGCGCGGGCGAGGCTTACGGGTACCTCGGCATGTGCCGGGATGTATTCAACAAGACGGTGCGCCCTTACGTCCGCGAATTCCCCATAGGAAAACAGGGGGTCGGGTTTGATCGGCTGGAGCTTGACGCATGGGCGGACGCCTACGTCGAGAGCAAGTCGATTGAAAAGGCGGCCAATCAGGACAACAATCAGCCCCGCAGCGAGCGCCATGCGCGGGCCACAGGAGCAACGCCATGGCCCAAAAAGCAATCACCGGCCTCCAGCAAATGCCGAACGGCATCTGGAAGATCGACAAAAAATACAGAGGAGAGCGAATTCAAGAGAGTACTGGCACTTGTGACCGCGCCGAAGCAGAGCAGTACCTGATCCACAAGCTGGAGAAGTTGCGCCAGCAGAAGGTGTACGGCATTCGGCGGGTTAGGACGTGGCGGGAGGCGGCGACTCGCTTCCTGCTGGAAGTAAAGGATCAGGCATCCATCCATATTTCGGCGACCTATATGGAGCAGCTCGACCCGTTCATTGGCGACATGCCGCTGACTCACATTGATGACGACGCGCTTGCCCCATACGTGCGATCGAAGCTGAACCCGGCGACGGGCAAGCCGGTCACGAACAGGACTGTGAACATCGCGCTACAGCGGGTTATCCGGGTTTTGAACCTCTGCGCACGAAAGTGGCGAGATGAAGAGCGCCGGCCATTGCTCGACGTGGTTCCGATGATTTCTCTGCTGGATGAGAAGACGAACAGCCGAAAGCCCTACCCGCTTTCATGGGAAGAGCAGTCGATCCTATTCGCCGAGCTTCCTGCACACCTTCAGACCATGGCAATGTTCAAGGTCAACACGGGGTGCCGGGAGCAGGAGGTTTGCAAACTTCAGTGGAATTGGGAGATTGCCGTACCTGAGCTGGGAGCGAGTGTGTTCCTGATACCGGCTGGATTTGGAGGAAGGAGCGCAAGGGCTGGAGTGAAGAACCGGGACGAGCGCCTGGTCGTGATGAATGACGTTGCCAAGTCAGTGATCGAGAAGCAGCGCGGCAAGCATCCGCTCTACGTGTTCCCGTTTGGCAAGCCAGATGGTGAGGGGAATGAAACGACGGTTCACCGCATGAACGACTCGGCCTGGAAGAAGGCGAGGATTCGGGCGGCGAAGAAGTGGCAGGAGAAGTTCTTGCGGCCGGCACATGACGGCTTTGCCAGAATCCGCATTCACGACTTGAAGCACACCTTTGGGAGAAGGCTGCGTGCTGCTGGCGTGACGGAGGAGGATCGGAAAGCGCTGCTCGGCCACAAGAACGGAAGCATTACCAGCCACTACTCAGCGGCGGAACTAGATCAGCTTATTGCGGCGGCAAACAAGGTATCAGCAACCGACTCGCGCGCACCAGCGCTGACGATTCTGAAAAGGAGGGAAGCGTGA